ATATGTTTATTACACCGTTAGGGCTTTGTCTTACTAAATTACCTGTTAAATATATTACATTAGAAAAATCTAAATCATACTTTTTTAAAATTGTCTCATAAACAGTATTATCTAAATAACCCAAATTCCAACCTTCTAATGTGTTGTGAATTAAAAGTTTACATTTTCCATCTTTTATTGATTTAACAATATCAATTGGGATAAAAAATGAATCCCAAAGCAACTTTCTGTCTTTTACATCTACATCGTAAGGAAAAAGCCAGTGTGATAGATACACAGGATAATAAAACTTATTAGTGCCTACACTGTTAATAAAATCTATATGTTTTGCATCTATCGGATCAGTTACACTATAATCATTATCAGTATACTTCCCCCAGGTATCATTATTAAATCCGTTGAAAAGTTTATTTTTATCTCTGTATAGGGGAACTTTTATACTAGGGCTTTGCATACGTGATAAAATTCTTCCATTTCAGGGAAAGTTTTTAAGAAGTCTGTTCCTCTGCGTCTATCGTGTTCTGTTACAAATTTATAAAAATCTGCTCTATTGCGATTTACTTCATCAATATGCTTATAACTTTCTGATAATTTTTCTTGGAATACTTGATAATTCCTTCTCATACGTGTTATTTCGTGTTCATAAAAACCCATACCACACAATGGAGGCCAATCAATTTGTTCTTTATTTAAGTACATATAAGTAACCTGGTCTTTCATAATATTAAGGTAACTATGATCTAATATAAAAACACTCTGATGTTGTGGCCATCTAAGATATGCAGCATCCATACTTACTGGATTTCGTCTTTCTGGGCCTGTGTTGAACTCATATCTAAACTTAATAAAGTCTTGCATAAACTCTTTGTAAGTTGTTACACTCAAAGCATTATAAGTTGCCATATTAGTTAATTTGCTTTGTGGGATTTCATTTAATATTCTATGACAGTTATCTAGCCATTTGTTATAATCCAATCCGTGTCTAATATATTCTGCTTTTGCGCCTTTTGCTTCACAACTTGTATACAATTTAAATTCTTTAATCATACCCTCTGATTGTATGCGTTTCATTTTTTCTATCAAACTATCTATCATCGAATCAGGAACGCACAAATTACTATTAATATTCAATTCTAATTTAGGATTAGGATTTTCAATTATATAATCAAGCACCTTAAATGTATCTTTACACATTAAAGGTTCACCGCCTGTTATTCTAAAAACTTGTAAGCTAGGATATAGTTCAGGCCACCATTTCCAAAATGCTTCTACATATGGATTGTGTTCTCTGTGTGGTATAGGTAATCTGTTTTCTCTTTCTAAGACATCCAAATTATTAAATCGAGTACTTGTAGGATAAGGTCCAAATTGTTTTATTTCTTCCATCCATTTACTACTAACTTCAGGTAAACAATAAGAACATTTAAAATTACATACGCTACTAAAACTTACTTCTAAATATTTTGGATTAATATTTTTGGTAAAAGGATTATTTGTGATTTCTGAAAAATACGGATAGCTCCAATCTTCAGCACTTTTCATTACACGGTCACTAAACACAACATTATCTTTATCCGAATCTTCAATATTCCAACAGTAATCGCACTCTTCAGGTCTTTCGCCTTCGAGCATTTGTTTGCGTTTTTCTTTTTTGTAACTAGTATTATGTAATGCACTAGGATCAACTTCAATTTCTTGTAAAGGTATTTTATGTGCAGGTACGTGGTGGCAGCTATGTGTCATTCCTGTTTGAAGGTGTAAAGTTACTTGTGTCCATTTGGCCAAACATAGTGAACAACTTTTATTGTTTAGTTCACTTTGTACACTTCTATAATCGTTTGCTTGTGTCATTCTTTTTCCAAAAATTTGTTTGACATTCTCATTGGATTTTGATAAATTTCTTTAAAAAATTTACTGTGAGGACCATCCAATGGTTTTGTAGAAATAGGAATATTTAATTTGTCTTTTAATATATCCCCTAAAACTTCAATTTCTTGTAATAGATTTTTTTCTGTTAAATTTTTTGTTAATCCGTCCCAGTGCGAATTTAAATATTCAAAATCTCTTACGTTAATATAATCCCAATCAGTACACATTGTTTGATATAAACCTTCTCTAGCACCATAGATAGCCCAAAGTCCGTTTTCTACATCTGCGCCGACCATTAACCAAATATATAGTCTATGCAAGTTTTTCCAATGATTTTTATGAAAGTCCTCGACACTTACTTTTACGCCTCTATCTAGTGCCATTTTTACACCTTCACGAAATCCTGCTCTCCAGGCCTGATGTGGAGTAGAATTGTTATGCACATCACAATACACTCCTTCCATTTGAATGTATTGTACGTCCCAGCAAAAATCAACTTGTGCGTGAGGGTTATTAGGATCGGCATTTTCGTGAGTTTTCATATTCAAAACAAATTCTTTAGGCCAACATTTAAGTCCGCCATTACCGTATATTAGGCCGTTAATCATATTATTTCCTGCCCAACTTATTACACAGTTTGACAAATTTTTGTTTTCGTCAAAGTCTATAGTTTGATTTAAAAACTCTTGCCTAATAATATTATCGCCATCTACTGTGATAAATCTATCTGTTTCACTTAATTCAGCACAAGCTTTGTGTGCAGCATCTGAACCTTTTACACCGTGTACACGTTTTGCCCAAGGAACTTTGCTGCATAAGTCTGCGTAATTTTTTTCAGCATTTGGTTCATCATAACTTAGATATATTATATCGTAGTCTAAAACTTTAAATTTTTTCATTGTCTCACTTCATAATTATAAGTATCAAAATACTTTGCAGTGTATACACTTACGTTATTAGGATTAATTGTAGAATCAATTTGATCACTTATATTAACTTGTTCTTGATTAAGTAATGATTGATAATTTATTTTTATACTTTGGTGAAGTATGTTTGGATCGTTCTTATCAGTTATACTAAAATTCATCACTAAATCAAAAGATAATCTTTTATCTGCTTCAAAATGTTCTAATCTTTTTTCTTCATTCAAATATACAGTCCATTCATCTCGATAACAACATATGTTTATATCAGCATTTGGCACATTTTGTGGAATATTATATAATCTATCTCTTACATTAGGTATTTTTGTTTTTTCTAATTGATCTGTTATAACTAATCTATTTTTTGTTGGATTGTATGTTACAATAAAATCATCAATACGCCTTACACCGTGTTGTATATCTTTAACATCTTCATAATTGACATATATACTATGCAAGCCGGGTGCTGTTTCTTCTTTACTAGATATCTTGTTTATTTTTCCAGTATCAGGATCAAAATAAACGTGCATTCCTACATTTGATTTAGAAACTTCTAAATTTTCAACAAATTTTCTTAAATTGTTTATCATTGCACTAATTCCATATAATTGTTTAACATATATGGTTTTAAGAAATCTTTTTCAGTATAATGTAAAATTCCTAACTGTTGAAAATTTCCTAATTTTATTTCGCCTTTATGATTCATATATACGTCTACACAATCTTGCCAGTTTTTCTTTTTATTTGTCCATCCTTGTATCTGTGACTTCATATGGATAAAGTTAGGAAAGCTAGAAACTTTGTTAGTAATTTTATCTTCACAATCTAGTATTATTGTAACAATTGCACTACACACATCAATACTACACCAAGACGGTCTGTTTTCTTTCAAAAATATTTCATAAAATTTTTGCCAATTTTGTACCACAAATTCTAACCATTTATAAAACTTGTGCGCAAAATCGCCTTTATTAAAATAATGAAATCCGCTGTATATATTAGGTAAATTATTACTTACAAATGTTTTTCTATAATATGTGTCAGTTATAATGTCTCCTCTATAGGTAAAGACTTTACTTGTATAAAACATTTCATAATTTTCTAAAAAGTCCCACCAAGAAGATATAGATTGTAAAATTAAAGTATCTGTATCAAGTACAATTGTTCTATCATACGGTGATGAATGATAAATTTTCCATCTATTTTGAATCTTCCATTCAAATTCTGCGGCATCATCATCCCACATTATAGGAATAATCTTGTCAAATAAGTTTTTGTACTTTGCTGGAACTACATCGTCAGTAATAATACTTATTAGTTCTGTAGGATTATGTTTTTTCAAACTTAGAGCAAGTAGACAAGCTTGTTGTACATAATTAACTTGTTCATTATTCTGTGCAAGTACAACTATACCTTTACTCATATCCTACCTCGTCTATTATTCTATTTAGACTAAATTTATTCATTACGTGTACACTTTGATCTTTAATAGAAATAGCTGTATATTCGCCTCTGTAATTTTCTTTTTCTACTAAAAAAATAAATTTATTATCTTCTAATTTCCACAAAATGTCTCTATCTATTGTATATAAATGCTTTCCTGGCAATTCTGCAATAAAACTACCTCTAGAAAATCCATTCATAATATGACCTGCTATACTAAATGCAAAATCATTCCTAAATAATGAGCTTTCTAGCTGATATACTGTTGTGTAATGACTCCAATTTTCTTGTATGTGCTTAATTAAGTCAAAATATATTTTGTTAAGTTCAGTTTTTCGAAAAAAAACTACAGTAGCCCAATAAAAGTCTATACTGTAATCGCTTATATAATCAAACTCTCTTTCGTCTCTTACTTTTGCAATATCTTCTGATTTTTTAAACATTTGAAGATCATTTGGAGAATCAAAACAATTAGATAGTAAATTATTAGAAATTATATAATCAGTATCCAACAATAAAGTTTCTTCATAAGGAGACAAATCGTATGCTTCTACTCTATAGTTATTTTTAAAATTTAGTTTCTGGCTATAAAGAGTTCCATCGTGATAACTTTTTTTGTTAGGACTGTCGTCTTTGTAATCAATTTTAATAATTTTTTCAAATGTGTCCTCAGGGAAAGAATCTTGAAGGTATAAGACACTATCTGTAATAATACTTACAGGAATATTTAAATATTTTTTTATTCTGTTTGCAAGGAATACTGCTTGTTTTACATAATCAATTGTATCGTTATTTCTTGCAATTAAAAGTGCGCCTTTAGTCAATTTCTAATCCTACTAAATCAGTAACACTCCTATTTTTTTTGAGTTTTTCGTATTCGACAAAATAATTATTAGACGATGTAAAATACGTATTCAATATTTCATTGTAAAATTCTTGTATATTGTCAATTTGTAAGGGTATGTTATTATCATCTACTAATACAATCTCATCTTGCTCCGATGACAACATTGTGTAGCAAAAATTTATTAGTTCTTTAGTAACTGTGAACTGGCAACCGTCATAAAAATAAATTAGATCTTCTAAATATTTTTCTTTTAACAATCTTTTCTGGTTGTTAAGTGTAACCATAAAATTAGAAAATTCAATAGCTTTTTCTAAACGCTCGTCCATACTTGTACTCCTATAAGATATAATAGTATATAACAAAAAAAATTATTTGTCAAATAAGATCTGACTACATTTTCCGCTGATGATCTAGAAATTTGTTACCTTGGGTGTCTTCACCACGCCAATATCTCTTTCCTACACCGTGCGGTTTTTTCTTGTCGACGCTGTTGCGTTCAATTCCTGCATTTTTCATTTCTTGTTGTTCAAGTTGAATGGCGTTTTCACTAAAATAATTTTCAGCAAGTTCTATTTCAAATTTATCAACAAAATATCTAGGAATAGGCATAACTGCACTTATTATATCTCCTTTTTTTACTTCTACTACTAGCTTAGGAGAAAGTATTTTTAAGTTAAAAGTAAAGTCTCTACGTAAATTATCTGTTTCAACTACTGCGGTCATATTAGATAAATTTGGTATAAAATAATTAGGAGGATTCATTACCATTAAATTAATACCGGGAGGAGTTCTAAATGTAAATCTATTTTGTACAGTAATAAGTCCACTTCCAAAATGAGCACTTATTGTTTGTTTACTGCAAGGACTTGTTTTTATTGTAACATCATTAGGCGCTTCTCCACCATTCCATTCTGCTGTAAAATCACAACTACTCCTTATTGCAAAACCGTATTGATTTCCAATGACTACAGGCAAACAGTGAGCAACGTGTTTGTTGACCCAGTCTCTTGTTTTCATTCCTTTTAATGGTTGTACTATATCTAGATAATCATCTTTATGATATATCGATTCTGGTACAACTAATATTTTGTTTTTTGGAAAATTATTAAGCATTTTTTGTCAAAAATAGAACTATTGTATATCTTTCACCAGATTTAACTTCAGTTACTCCGTGTAAATATTCTTTTGTACCTTCAAATTGTACAAGTGTTCCCGGAGTTGTTTCTGGTTGTAAATTTTGGTTTGGAAAAAATATTTGGCCGCCTTCGTAATCTTCATTAAGATAGATTAATACACTATAATGTCTATTAGGATAAGGGTGTAGAGAACCGTCGAGATGTTCACAATCTGCGTGAGGAGGGTCTAGTTTATCTCCTTTGCGCCATCTTACCAACTGAAATGTTTCTATCAAACATTTGGTTTTGTATTTTGTTTCTATAATTTGTCGTACGTTTAATCCTATGTCGTCTAACAATTGTTGTATATCTTTATTAGATATATTACTTTTATGAATAAATTTTTCAGACCAATGGTCGTTTGTAACTATCCAGTCATTTGTTGTTGTTACATAATCTACGAGACTGTTAATATTATTCTTATTTAAAAAATTATTATCTATATAAATGTCCTGCATACTTTATATATTTAAAATACACAGGACACTATATAGTAATTGGTTTACTACGGAAGCAAACCGCCTGATATTGTGAACGAAGCACCATCTGAACCTGCGCCTGTTTGCGCAACTCCTACAGTATAGAAACCAGTTGGAAGTTGAGCAGATATAGTATCAGTACCGTTTGCATCTGTTGTTCTACTACCAGATGTATATGCTGCGCCGTCTTTGTACACTGAATACGCATACGATGTATTTGGTATTCCGCCTGTGATACTGACATACGCTGTCAAACCTACTGCTACTGCCGTAACCTGAATAGCATACGTCGGAGGTGGCGGAGGCGGTGGTGGTGGCGGAGGCGGTGGTGGTGGCGGAGGTGGTGGCGGAGGTGGTGGCGGAGGTGTTGAGACTGCCGAAACTATTGTAAACGCTTGATCTACTACAGTGCCATTTAAAACTAAATCTGCTCTCCAAGTACCTACTTGCCCGATACCTGTACTTGTACTTCCACTAGCACTCGAACTAAATAATCCTTGGAATACATTATCTTTATAAGCGTTTACGGCCACAGTTGTTGCATTGCTACTGCTCCAGGTAATAGTATAAATGTCTGATGTAGTTCCAGATAGAGGAGATATACTAACACTTCCAGTTGGTCCAGGGGGCGGTGGTGGAGGTGGTGGAGGTGGCGGAGGTGGTGGCGGAGGTGGTGGTGGTGCTGCACTTACAAAGATAGTATCTGTATCTAGTGTATCTGTACCGTGCGCTAGTGCTGCTGTATGGATTCCTCCTGCAGTAGCAGTAAAAGTTCGAGAACCAGAAGTTCCATTAACTGGGCCAACAACTATACTATTCAATCCATAATAAGCATAAGCTGTAACTGTAGTGGTTGTATTACTACTTGTCCAGGTTACTGTTATTGTGTCTCCTACGTTATATACACCTGATCCTTCAAAATAAATATTTCCAGTTGGTACTGGTAAGCCGACTGCAATAGTATCACTTGCTGTTACGTACTTTAATGTGTTAGTGGCATCATAATAAGATGATGCAATACTTGCTCTCCAATTGCCTGTATTAGCTAGAACTTCGTATGTTAAGGCGCCACCCGGTTTTGTAGTTGAACTTACAACTGCTGTAGTAGACGATGGCGGATATATAGCAGCATAGGTAGTATTCGCACCAGTACCAGCGGTGTAATCAGCACGTATGGTTTCTCCTATAAACGCAGACGCAGCGTCAAACGCAATAGTTGGGTTTGGAATAGTTACTGCTTGATTAACAGTTAATGCTGGATTAGTTGATACTGTAATTTCTAGGGATGTATCAATTAAATTATATATTTTAATATAACCAGTCCAGGTACCTACTTGGTCTGCTACGCCAGATGCTGATCCTGACTTTGTGTTATACCTATTAGGATTAACATTACCTGATGGACTTATTACATAAATGTCATACCCAAATAAGGTTGCAGAGTTATAGCCGCCGTCCCAAGATAATGTAAATGAAGTAGAATTTACTGTACCCGATGTTGGTGACCAAGATATTGCAACATTATCATAAGTAGGTGAGGGGTTCGCAACAGGTGTTTGGCTAGTGTCATTGATAGTTATTGACTGACTAGCAACTGCTCCGCCCGATGCTGTTTTTCTGACGTTAATTGTTTTAGATTCTGCACCTTCTGTGGTTGCATCTGCTATAGGACTTAAACTAAAACTTCCGGAATTATTAAACATCGAGAATGATCCACTAGATGTACTAAAATCTGATCCGCCCGTTACATCCCAATATAATGTAGGTGCACTTGCCCATCCTGTAGCTGTTACTGTATAAGTACCAGAACTTCCTTCGTTAATATTACTGGGTCCACTTATGCTATAAGTTGGTTCAACTGGAGTGACTGCATAGTATGCACTTGTACCGTCAGAAAAGTTAACAGTTATTGTTACACCTTCTCCGAAGCTTGTAGACATTGTAACAGGAAAAGTAGCTGTTCCACTAGCATTGGTTGTGCCCGACCCGCTATTGCCTGAAGTTAATTCTGTAGCAGACCAGGTAAAGTTTGTATTAGGGCGAGCATAATAGATATATACATCACCATCCGGATTTCCGGTAGCAGATACAATACTAACACTAGGACTATATACTGCTGTTACCGTAAATGTAAGTGAACTAGCTAGGTCAGGGTTAGGCACTGATACATTATATGTTCTTTGTCCTGCTGAACCAAAAGATACTGTAGAAGTATAATTGCCGCTACTGTTAAAAGTTCCTGTAAATACGTCACTGCCCGAAACACTAAACGATCCATTAGGTCGACCTGTTATAGTTAAAGTTGCATTTTGATTTACATCAGGCGAACTAGGACTAATAGATATAGTGCTTTGATATACATCTGTTACAGTATAATTTAACGTTGTTGAGTTGTTACTAAATGCTTCTGCAATAGTAAAACTATATGATCCTGCAGGGGAAGTTTGTATTTGTATTGTTGCCGTTCCATTAGAATCAAATACAAAAGCACTAAGGGATTGACCATTAATACTAAACTGTCCGCCGGGGAAACCTCCAGCTATAGTAACTTCTCGATCTGCGCCTGTCGCGCCTTCTATTACTGTAAAATTATTTCTACTTAAACCTAGCACAGCAGTAATTGTATAGTTTGTCGAAGCTGTCAAAGGGCTATAACCAGACACATTTTCAAAATGTGAAGTATATGTATAATTTCCAGGTTTTGCTTGTAACCTAGTAAAAACTAATTGTCCATTTGCAGGAATAGTTGCCCCTGTTCCAGGTAATCCTTTTGGTACATCAGCCACAGACGGATTATTACTAGTCACAGAACCAAGATGTTCGGTATTAGGAGGACCAACTACAGTATGTGTGAACGAATTATACACAGGAGAAGATGTCGGATTAACTGTTGTACTGTTTACTCCCGAAGGTAAATCATCATTAATAAGCGTTAGTGAAGTACTAGCACTATCACCTGTATCTCGATGTGTCCAAGTTACCGTCATAGTTTTGTTGCCATCATTGACAGATTCTTGTAGGAACTGCTTTACAATACCTACATATCCGCTGACGCCGCCGCCCGATTGTGCTTTCGAACCACTTAATGCACTGTAGGTGCTAGTAAAGTCTCCGGCGGTTATTGTACCAGAAATCGACCAATCCCAAATATCTCCCGCGTTATAGCCGGTTGACTCACATTGTAATATAATAGAATCACCTTCATTAGCTGATGTTATGAGACTTTGTAGTGCAGTACTCCAAAAATTTACTGTAATGCTTTTTGCAATTGGTGTTGTTGAAGTGTCTTGTATTATAGCAAATATAGCATTTGAACTATTGTTAGGTCCACTTACTCGTGTTCCAAAAATTTCGGATCCTTCAGTTGTAGAATCTGCAACAGATGTTCTAGTAAATGTGTATGAACCATCTCCTGTGTTTGGAAGATTAGTAATTGTTACAGATGCTGTGCCGCTCATAGCCCCGCCAACAAAGTCTGCTGCAACAGCATTTGTTCCACTAACTGCATTTACGTTAGACCAACTTACTCCGCCAGTTGTAGCTTCCCAGTTGCTTACTGTTCCTGTATATGTAAAGGTTTTGTATGTAGTTTCGTCACCGAGAGTTGGAGAACTATATCCAGTAGTAACATCTAAATCACTATTTACTACAGGAACGTTTGCAATTTCTGATTTTCCTGTCCAATAAATTTTAGTGCTTTGACCATTACCGTCTGATTGAAGAACTGTAAAATCATATGTTATGCCTGCACCTCTAGCATCCAACACTGTTGTTGGTGTTACACTTACCGGTACTGTAACGCTTTGTCCAACACCTATGGTATAATTTTTACTTGCAACTCCGCTGGCTGAACTTACACCGTCGACATCTACAGTCCAGGCAGCAGGTCTGTTTGTTTCTTGAACTGTTATTGTTCCGCTACTATTGCCGGTGTTTGTAACAGTAATGTTTGTACTTGCCGAAGTATTGACAATTACATCTCCAATATCCCACGCAGTATTTTGAGTAAGGTATGCACTTGGGGTAACGCTAAAAGTGAATACCGCCGGTGGTGGAGGTGGTGGTGGTGGAGGTGGTGGGGGCGGTGGTGGGACACTAGTATCATTAATAACTATACTAATGGAATCTGCACCATTATCTAGACTAAGTGTTAATGTTTCAGGACCTTCTGCAAGTTGATCAGACACAGGACTAATTACTAAAGAATTTAAAGTTCCAACTGTAAAGGCTCCTTGCAAAGGTATTCCAATGTCTGCTTGGCTAGTTCCTGTAATAGTATAAGGGATAATAGTACCATTAGAAACATTTGTAGTTGTAAGAGTAATACTAGCACTGCTGCCTTCATTGACACTAGCAGCTGATCTACTTAAAGTATAAGACGGAACAGGTGGCTGGCTTGCACTTAATTGTACTATTGTGCTGCCCACAGGAAGACTTGCTGTGGGAAATACTACAGTATCGTAAGCTGTACCATTAATATTTACTGTTCCATCTGGAATTAGTAGAGATACAGAACTTGTCCAATCACCTAATACAGCTTCATCTATCGAAAAACCTCCGGGATTGGGATCTGTAAATAAAACTTTAAATTGAATTGTTCTACTGCTTGTCTGTAATGCATATAACTCATATGCACTTTGACTATATGTATTACCTGCATCTTTTCTATAACAAAGTTGATAACTACTACTTAAATTTGTAGCACCGATATTTTGACCTTGGCCTACACCTTTATTACTAAATGTACTATCGCCTTTAAAACTAACAACTCCCATATTGTTCATTTCGGTTTGCCAGTCTATTGTTTTTTGCTGATTAAGATTATAACTTACACTTGCATTAAATCGTATTTCACCACCTGCATTAAAAAAATGTCTACGAGCAGCATCTGAAGGGAAAGTAACACTAAAAATATGGTTTATATAACTAGTCCAATTTCCGCTTACAGAATTTAAATATGTACTTGATATTTGTGTACCTGAACTATTATTTAAATTTACTGTAGCTGCCTGATCAACAGTGTCGATTTCAAATTTATCATTTTCAATTTGAGTCATTAGGTTTTCTAATGACTGGATATATGCGATTTCTATTAGATCTGCATTCACAGGATCATTTTCAAAATCTCCAACAATAAAATCATTTATAGATACATTTCCAGCACCCACTTGATGTGCTCTACATCTAATTAGATCAACATAAAGATCTTCATATTGCTGTGCAGTTATTTTGTCTGAAGTTGGAGGATTAACAGTGCGAGTACCTTGCACATCGCTATTAGCATTTAAAGTTTCTCCGTAACCGAAACTTGGAGTACTAGCTAATGATAAACCTAGAACTTTTTCTAACCTATTTTGAAGGTTGTTAAATCTAGATGCTAAAATAGTTGTAGTTGTAGGCATTAATTCTCTCTATACACTTTGCTTAGTGTATTTATTAAAAAATAATACACAACTATTTTTACGGTAAAATGCCACCAATGCCGCCATCATTTGGTAGTACTTCGATGTTAGCCTGATCTACAAATTCTCCATTTAACCATAATTGTACATAATAAAAGCCTTGAGTAGCAAAGTAGTACGAAGATGAACCGCTTGCACTAACTGTAGTTAACGGATTAAGGGTACTTACACCTTCTTTGCCTACTCTAATTTGGACAACTCCTGCTCCTTCACTTGTCCAAGTATACGATTCTATTATACCTGTTTCACTAAACGGAGCATCCCAAGAAATACTTCCTGATGGTTCTGGCGGTCTAGCAATCATACTAGTTGAATCTGAAGCTAACTCTGTAGTTCCGTCAAATAATCTAACAGTCCACGTACCTATTTGGTTTAAAATTGCAGGTCCTATCTGTCCTGATGCAGCAATACTCGCTGGACCAATTGTTTGTCCGTCTGGTCTAGTAAATGAATATTTAGGTGAATCGGCATTTGCTGTGGTCCACTCTATAAAGACTTGTGTTTCGTCAACATATCCATTAGCAGGATAAACATCTAAAGTTCCAGTTGCTTCTGGTGCAACTACTGTAACAGTTGATGTATCAATAACTGTGCCATCTAATACTAATTCAAATGTATATGATCCAATTGTATTTAGAATAATTGTATCTGTACCTTGTGCTGTAACTTTATCATATTGTAAACGTAAACCATCAGGTTTTAATATATCCACTCTAACAGTTGACGCATTTGCCGCTGCCCAAGTATAGCTACATAAATTTGCACCTTGCATTTCAGCTGTAATTGTACCAGTAACTCTTGCTCCTACAGTAAATCCAACGGTATCAAGTGTTGCGCCTGTATAACTGCCTGTTCTAACTTGTACAGCCCAATTTCCTACAGGAGCATTTATAGGCACATCATAAATCCAATTTACGCTGTTACCGGTAATCTGTTGTACAGAAGATTGTGTTGTAGTGCCTAGCGGGTTAGTTACCGTTATATATACTAGTTCGCCATCCGGAACATTAGTTGTAGTAAGTGTGTATCTTATAGCACTTTGTGCAAACACATCAACGACCCTCGGACTTAATGAATAAGTAGGATCTGGAACATCTATTACTTCTCTTTGAACAGTAATAGTGTGTGTAGGGAATTCTCCACTAAAACCAGAAGCAGGTGCAGATATGGTAAATTGATATGTTTCTGCTTCGTCATCTGGAATAATTATAGCATAATAAACTAGTTTTGATTCAAAGTATTGTGTACCACGTGCATCTATAGACCAAGTTCTTGGAGCAGTTGATACTCCAGAAATATTGCTCGGTTTATCAGAAAAATACACTTCGCCTGATACAACTGAATCTCTACCGTAATCTATATAATTATCTTTATAGTCATCTTCAAAAATAATTGTAAGTCTACCACTTATTGTGTGTCTTCCGGTAGAAGGAATAGTTAGTGTGTCGGAAGAACCTTCTTGGAATCTGATAGGAGAAGCTGTATATTCATTTGGTTTTTCATTTATTACTATTTGTACAGTATCAGCTTCAATGCCAGGATAATCATATGTAACATTATACACATAAGTACCAGCGGCGGTAATTTTGAATGTTCCTTCCCAATTACCTTGAGCATCAAATGTGCCAGTCTTTTCTTCTATTCCGTTATTAGCTCTCCAAATAGTATTTGGTCTGCCTCCTGAGGCGGTTACTGTAAAGAATTCTCCTTTAAAGGCTGATCCCGGTAGTGACCATTTTACGTCATACTCTGGATCTTCTTCTCCAGTTGATGTATCTACTATTGCAACCCAAGCAACATCTAATCTAGGACCAGATCGGCTTGTTCTTATTTCAGTACCGAATGTTTCGCCACCTTCTTTTAGTAAATCCTCTGCAAGTGTTCTTGAAAAAGTTCCTGTATTATTGTTAATTGTAATACTTCCTGACAATCTATCATCAGTAAAGTCGTCTTCTTCTAAATAACGAGGTTGTCCTGCAATATCACTATATTGTGTATGATTCCAATATAAAGTAGTTCCGTTTGGAACAAATGTAGTATTAACTGTATAGGTAAGTGTCTCTCCTTCATTGACAGAATCTTTGTTTGCTGATATACTGTATGTTGGAGTTCGATCTATTGCTTTTTCGTATGTAACTGGTATTACTATATTATCTATGCCTGCTTCATTAGCCTCTAGGAAAAATGTCAAACTTCCAGTAAAATTGTTGCTGTTAGTATTAAAAGAAAATTCTAGTGTAGGGGAGAAAGTAGGCGTTGCTGTGAAATTTAAAATAGAGCCCGGAGTAGTTGAAGTTGGAGTATAGTTTACTGGAGTTAAACTAGTAGTTACACCAGATGGGAAACTTGGACTCCAGCCTATAACTTTATATTGACCGTTTTTAGCTTGGAACTGTATCTGTCTAGTAGTGATAGTAGTAAAATCAAGGCTCGCCGGGGCAGTACTTGCTTCTAAAGGTGCCTCAGGTGGATCTACGTTCTCTTCCCATTCAATGTAAACAGCTCCAACACCGCCACTACTTTGTCCTGAACTTGATCCGAATCCAATACCTGATACGTCTCCGCCTGTCGCTCCGCCGCCACCGCCGTATCTTCCGCCTGTACCATCTGAACCCGACCCGGAAGTTCCGTCGTTGCCACTGCCGCCTCCTGTTCCTGAACTACCAGAAGGAGTACCAAATGCGCCTCCGACTGTGTTTGTAAAATACACACCTGTTCCACCGCCGCCTCCAGCATAAAGAGCCGGTTCAGCACTACCGCTGCCGCCGCCACCGCCTCCAGCGCCTGCGCCGCCTTCTATACCTCGTATAGCGTCAATGCCTGTAAGATAACGGCCACCGCGGCCACCAGTCCCGCCATTAGAACCTCCCCAATATCCAGCGCCGCCTCCGCCGCCGCCACCATATTCGTAGTATCCTTGGCCGCCGGAACCGCCGTTTCCGCCAGTATCTCCATAGTAGCCTCCGCCGAGGCCGCCTGCACTAAGAACTGCATTGTTTACAATGTAGCCACCACGACGGCCGCCTAATCCTGCTATCTCTGTTTGAGATTTAAACCAAGATGGTTGCCCGTTTTGTCCTAGTTGACCAAAACTGCCTGCGCCGCCAGCCCCAACTTGAACATCAAATTCTTGTCCAGGAGTAACTGTGATTGTTTTTTCTGCTGCGCCGCCTCCGCCGCCTCCGCCGCCGCCGGTACCTGAACCAGCGCCACCGCCTCCGATTACTCTTACTGTAAGTTGTGTTACATCATTAGGAACAATAAACTTATATAATCCCGGTACATCTTCGAAAACTGGTGACGAAAGGTTAGATATATATTGCACTGAGGGTGGAGAGAATGATGTCTCATTAATTATTGTTTGGGCGCCATTACCAACCTCTAATACCACTGTACCAGTATCAGATCCTAATCTTAATTGTACATCGTATGTTTCGTCTGCACCATCCGTAAATGCGTCCGCAGTGGCAGTTAAACTAAAGCTTCCTTCTCCATTATTATCTAATGTAAATGATCCGCTAAGAGAATTACTTGTAAAATCACTTGCAGTTACATTATTTCCGACAATAGTATAAAACAGTTCTGTACCAGCATCTAATCCAGTTGTTTGAACTCCGTAAAATGCTGTGTATTGTCCTTCTTCGATAATTGTATCGTCTACTGGATTTGTAGTGCTTACTGTAATTGCATAAGTAGGATTAGAAGGAGTTTCTACTCCTTCTGAATTGTCAACAATAGTAACTACTCCAGTTTGATCAACAAATCTTGTTCTAGCAGAATCTGTGAATAACCGTAGTCTAAAACTTTCATTACCTTCTGTAAAACTATCTGCTACTGTTGTTCTAGTTATTGTTCTTTCAGCTTGTGTATAAGCTTCTGATATAGTTATACTACCTTGTAACGTATTATCACTAAAATCGCTTGTAGTAATGCTACCGTTAACAACTTGTGTATCCCAATACAAAGTAATCGGAAAATTATTTACACTTGCTGATACCACAAAATCTAATGATACAATGCGAGAACCGTTCTCGTCATCTTCATACATAGTTTTTTCAAGGTCAACACCGATGTTATATTCAGGGGCAGCAGGCGCAGGAGGAACATCAAATCCAGAAATAGAAGTTGTTGTTGCAAAATCTGGCTGGGCAATCTGAACATAACTGCCTACAGCCCTATACATAACTATATTACTTTCTAATTTTCCGTCTACATTGTTGTCTACGTTTGTGCCTGTATCTAAATCATTAAATATAACTTTAAATTCAAGTTGACTTTCTGAAATTGCTCTAGCTTCTATAGAGTATCTATTTACTTCATATATTTGTTGATAAAGTCCGCGGCCAGTTTGTCCAAAAATTTCTTGATAACTAGATGTTAAATCATAGTTGCCAATGTTTCCTACAACTACGCTACCTTTTTTAGTCGACGTATATCCAAAAGAAATTGTTCCTACTTGACTACAAATGTCAGCCCAATCTAATCCTTTAGGTGTATTTGCACCTGTATTTGCTGCTGTAAATCTAATCTCGCCGCCTGTATTGAAAAAATGTCTTCTATGATCAGCATTGTCAAATGTTACAGTAAAAATATGATAAACCGAAGAGTTCCACGATGCAGATCTAAAATCTCTTAAGGATAGTTTTTGTTCTGCTTGAGATGGATGTACGGTGAATTTGTCTGCTTCTACTTGAGCAATTAGTCTTTCAAAATCATCAAAACCTTTTTTGAATCCATCTGGATCTGTGCTTAACTGGCCTTGATTATTAATAAATTGACTAGTTTCTTCTGCAACTGTGTTTAAATTTGCTGTTACTTGCGCAATAGATAAATCGCCAGGTCCTACTTGGTGGACTCTTGCATTTAGAATATCAGCATAAATGTTATTAATGTCTGATGCTCTAATTATACCTTCTAAGGCATTGACTTGTGAACTAGCTAGAACCTGTCCATATCCGCTTTGTCCTGAACCTGTCCCATAAATTAATGCAATTCTATTTTGCAGGTTATTAATATCAGCTGCCTGAATACTTGCCATAACAAATCCTTATACTTTTAGAACGCATTCAATTAATTTTTCATTTTCGTCATCGCTGCTTTCTAATGCAACTCCTACTAACCCGTTACTTGCAATAGTGGAAGCAACTCCATCCTGCCAAGCATAAACTGTTTGTCCTTTTGATACTGGTCCTGCAACTCTAACAGGTACTCTACCTTTTAGTCCTATTGCTTGGCCGTCTGCTTCTGAATTCATTAAGTATGCTGGTTTATCACTTATAACACCTATTACTAAATCACTAACTTTAGCAGCTCTAGCTTCAGCTTCGCCACCAACTGCCATAACAGTTCCTACTGGATATTCTTGATCAGTAGTATATTTCTCTGCTAAGTCAGCATATCTTGCGCTTGTAGCAGTACCTTGAAATAAGTTTGCTACTAAGTTACCATCTGCTGTTCTAACTGCAACAGTATTATTACTAAGTAATTGGCTTCCGCTTGCATATAATCCTGTTGCATATTTTAATTGATCAGCTTTATCTGATATTCCTCTAAAATTAGCTGCATAAACTTCGTTCCATCTTAAAGCAGTACTACCAATATCAAAAATATTATCAGCACCTGGAACTATATTTGTAGGAGTAACTCTACCTATTTCTTTTGTTATTCCTAAATTATCTGTAGTACGCCAAATAATGTTTTGTGTAGGTAGTGTATTTTCTAAAATACCATCATTATTTTGAACGTAAATTCTAAACTCGTTATTATCGCCTATTGTTAATCCAGCATTTGGAAAATTTGTTATACCTACAAATGATGCACCATCTCTCAACAAGAAATCAGTCGATGGTCTGCCGTTCAATTTTGCTGCATTAGATGCTGTACCGTGGAATTCAAAATTTCTATCAGGTATTTGTGCGCTATTAGTAACGCCTAAATCAACTTCTTGTGTATACTTTAATGTTACACCTTTACGTACTAGATCAAACCCAGCAATTGCATTACTAGGATCTATTCTAAATTCAAAATTACTAATTATTGTAACTACTTGATC